CTGCCTCGCGCGAGATTCCTCTAGACGAGGCTTTTGCATTGCTACAGGGCGGTGGTTCCATTTCAGAGGCCGAGCTGCTCTCTGAGTTCACGGAAGAGACGCTGAGCATGATTACCAGTGGATCGTCAGTGGAAGCCACCAATGCTCGCATGGTCACTGCTTTCATTCGCTCTCGTGGACAGGGCCTCATTGATGGTGAATGGCAGGATCTTCCTGACTGGGAAATTGAAGACACCAAAAATCTTCCGCGTAAAGCCATCGCAAAAGTGGTTGAGTTTATTGCTGAAGAGCAAAATGCTGAGACGCAGGAGGCCGTAGAAGTAAAAAAGGCAGCGAAGAGGAATTCTCCTCAGTAGCAGAAAAGCTTGAAGCGCAAGCCAGGAAGCAGCTTAAGAGCCTGACGGATTGGAACGAAATCTATTTCAGGCTATCAGCTTCTGACTTTAAAGACGAGCGATGGAGCGCCAAAAATTTTGGCCTCCAGAAGCTTGATGATGTTAAGCGTGCGCTTAAATATCTTGACCGTCATGACATTGCAAAATACAATGTTGCGAGTGTTGCTGTAGCCAAGCTTGGCACTATGGCAGCAGGAATGATGGCGGGAAGAAAGAGCAAAGTAAAGCCTGAGGATTTCTTGCCGTTTGATACCAAGCAGCTTAAGAAAGAAGATGGCGTGACGGATGCAAGCTTGATTGTTCTACAGCGTCTGATGAAGACGAGAAGAATGGACGGGCGCGTTATTGCATTGCTTGCTGATGAGATGAAAGCTTTTGCTGGACGTAATCAAGAGCAATGATTATAGAATGAAAGGAAAGTAAGCGAAAATTAAAATGGCAGCTCAAGACGCCGAACTGAAGCTTAAGGTAAGTCTTGACCTGGGATTTTTTAGGCAACAATTAGCAGGACTTGGACAAGCGGCAGCGGGCTATAACATGCCCATCAATGTCAAGTTTGACCGTTCTGCTATCACTAAAGAATTGCGCAATCTAGAGCGCGCATTAGGGAAAAAGAAAATTAATATTGAGCTTAATCTCTTGGGAGGATTAACGAAAGATCAGCTTGAGCGTATTCAGGGGCGGCTTGAAGCATTAAGCAAAACAAAGAAAGTTGAAATTCCTGTAAGTGTTAAAAACGGTGCTACTGGTCGAGATATTCAAGAGACCATTGCTGGCATTAAACAGCGCATTGCTGCGAACCAGCAAGTTCGCCAAGGCGACGGGAAACTTCGCATTGCAACCAGTATTAAGCCGTCCATCACAAATGCGGATGTTTCGGAGTTCAAGAAAGCAGTACAGCAAAAATTATCTGGGATTAGCGTCAAAGTCAAAGCGGAAGTTGAAAGAGGTTTTTCTGCCGGGCCAACTGGCGCGGCAGGGCTTTTTGAATACATGCGTTCAGAGGGCTTGTCGGGCGGTAATATTCCGCAAGCCACAGAAGTAGGACGTTCCGAGCGACTGAAAAAAGCTCTTGAGGATTTAACCGTCAAGCAACTTCAAGCTCTTGCAAAAGAGCAGGGTATTGGCGGTGTTTCAAGGCTTAAGAAAAATCCGTTAATTGACAAGCTTGTCGCGGAGCTAAATCAAGACATTGCCGAGAATATTCTTGGTAACATCAAAAACCAATTGCGCGATATTGGCAAGAGTCCGCTCAAAGGAGTCTTAGACACATTTGCCCGTGGTCTATTCAACATGCTGGGAATGGATCCGGCCTCCATGCGTCAGCAAATGGCCCAGCAAATGGCTCAGCAAAGAGCATTGCCCGGACTTAATTTTCCAGCGACTGTACCTTCGCGTCCTGTTTCTATTGGTCCTTCTGGAACAGGCAGGGCATTGCCTCCTGGCGCAATTCCGGGCGCTCTACCTGGTACTGCTTTTGGCGCGCAACGCTATCTTCCTTCTGCATTGGGAGAAGAAATGAAGCGTGTGCTTCGCGAAGCGGCCAATGCCTTCCTTGATAGCATTCGTGCTGGCATTAGGCAAGTAAACGTTCGAGATATGGGACCGGCTGTCTCTCGTCAGCCGCTATTGCAGCCAAGTCGCATCGCTGGCTTCCTTCCAGGAAGGCCTTCTCAGGCAAGTGCACTGGAATTGAATAATATTTTAGCGGGAGCTGTTCGCGCTTATTTACAAGCAGTTGCTAGAGATATTGTTAAAGCCCCGAAGACTCAGATTAGCAGGCAACCACTACTTGGACCCGGAAGTCAAGTGGCAGGATTATTGCCAGCAGCGGGCGGCACAACGCCAATCAATCAGATGCGCTTCAATGCAGTGAGGACTGGTGCCATACTTGGTCAACAGCAGTTTATGCGAGCGCCAAGTATTCCGGCGCCTATTGGCGGAGGCGGAGGAATCATGCCTCCCAGTGGAGGAAGAAGGGGAGAAGCAGGTGGCATGGGTGGCTTTGGGCGTGCATTGGGAGGCGTTAATCTTCCTGGAGCAGGAGCCATTCGTGAACTTGGTCAAGAATTTGCTTTTGCTACGCAGCAAGTATTGCTTTTCGGTCAAGCATATAAAATGCTTGCCTTTATTCAGAATTTTCCAGCACAAGTTGGAGCGGCAGTAAGTCAGCTTCAAAACTTCCGCAACACTCTTGATGCCATTTCTCCAACTGCTGAGGAGGCAGCTTCCTCCAATCGTTTAATTCTTGATTTAGTTGAGAAATATAATGTGCCGCTGCAATCGGCGCGAGATGGCTTTACGAAGCTTTATGCTTCCATGGCTCCTGCTGGTTTTAGTGGAGACCAAGTTAGAGACCTTTTCACTGGCATCACTCAAGCTGCTGCCACGTTTGGCATGAGTGCTGACAAGGTGGATCGTGTGAATTATGCCTTTGCCCAGATGGCCAGCAAAGGCCAAGTGATGAGCGAAGAATTGAAAGGGCAGCTAGGCGATGTACTGCCTGGCGCCATGGCAATTTTTGCTGAAGCTGCTGGCTTCAAAGGACCCAAAGCTATTCAAGATTTTTCTGCCGCATTGGAAGAAGGCGCCTATAAAGGGCAAGCGATGGTCGCCTTGCTTAACAATGTGGGCATTGTAATGAAGCAGGAATTCGGCCCTGGAGCCGAAGGCGCTGCTCGTACTTTCCAAGGCGTTATCAATCGCATGCAAAATTCAATGACTCTCTTATATGAGAGCTTTGAGCCTGTCGCAGTGGGATTCTTGAATACTGTTGTTGTGCCATTGACTGATGGAATCAAGCAAATCTCTGATGGATTTAATGCTTTCTTCACGGGAACAGCAGCGCAAACGGCAGGAGGGTTTGGCATTGCTCAAGAGCTTGAGCGACTGCGTCCTGCGTTTGAAGGCATTGCACAAAATGTTACAGGATTGGTTGCACAGTTTGGACAGTTTGCCAGAGCTGCATTGGAAGTAGGCAAAGTATTGCTGCAAATTGCAGGGAATCCATTTATCGGTTATTTGGCGCGAGTCTATTTGAGCGTTTTAACGCTAACCACTGCTATTCAAATATTGAACTTGCGGGCTCTTGTCCCGATGATTGCAAATCTTGCTCGTTCCACTTATGCATTTATAGCTTTTACTGCGCAATGCGTAAGAGCTGGGCAAGCGGTTCAAATTACGGGATTAATACTGAGAACATTCTTTGCAAGCACTGGAGTGGGACTGGTTCTTGTTGGCATTGGAATGCTTATTGAAAAATTTATGAGCATGAATCAAGCGTTGGCAGATACAAGGGCAAAAGCTTTGGGGGCTGCAGATGCAATTCGCTCAATGTCCAAGACAGAGGCGAGAGCAGCAGAACAATCAGCTCAATCAGCATACAAAACAATTGGCGCAATTGCTGGAAGGCCTGGCTCAAAAATTCAAGGCTCCGGTAACGATCGCATTGTTGAAATTAGCGAGCGAGAATTAAAGCAATTACAAGGAATTGGAGCATTCCAAACGGCAAGAGATCCGCTCACTGGTAGAATTACGGCACGCAGGAGTGACATCCTTTCTCTCGCACCACAAGCACAACGACTACAGGCGCAAGCCGCAGGACAAATTCGTGATCTGACTTTCCAAGAGAAGCAAACACAGCAGCAAGCCGTGCTTGCTCCAATCCCACCATCGGAAGGCGACGGCAAGAAGAAGAAAGGCAAAGAGCTTGATGTCTATAACCGCAGTCAGCTTGATTTTATTCAAAAGCAATTTGAACTAGAAAAGCAAAGTCTCGACAAAAGATTGCAAGGTGAGTTAATTTCGCAAACACAGTACGATATCGCACTGGCGGAATTAAAACTTGAAACGGAAAAGCTTAGGATTGCAGAACAATATAGACTTGCAGTTGACAAGACAAATGCGGACAATCTGTCGGCATCTGATAAGGCTCTCAAGCTCAAAGATTTAGAGATTATTAAAAATAAGGAACTAGCAATTGCGGAGGATGATCGCAACATTGCAATTGGCGCTGCTCGCAAGAAAATCATTGATCCAATTATCAATGAGATTGATAATGAGACGCTTGCAATTGAAAGGCAAGTAATGGAAGCGAAGAATTTAGCAGAAGGTCGCCTAAGTCTTACCGCAGCACAAGAGGCAGAACTTAGCGTGAAAGAACGCTATGCAAGCCTTAGTCAAGATGAGCGTGAAAACGCAAAAGGAGAGCTGGATATACTTCGTCAAATTAGAGAGCAGCGTTTGCAAAATGCGGAGGCATTGCGCCTTCAGGCCTCACTACAAGAAAAGGTGAATGAAACGCAAGGAATCGGAGGCGGACTTCGCGCCGGTTTCTTTGGTCAAGCTGCTGGTGTTTTCGAGCGATCTATGCTTGAAAGCGATGGCAATGTTGACTATGCCACGCAAATGGCCAATATTGAGACCACGGCAATGCAGCTTCGTAGCGTATTTGAAGGACTGCAAAGTGCTATCAGTGGCGTAAGCGGTGCTTTTGCCAATATGCTCACTGAAGGCATTACAAGTATGATTACTGGCACTGCCACTGCCAAAGAAGTGTTTGCAAGCTTCTTGCAAAGCGTAG